GTTACTGAAGCTGCCATTTTCTCACCTCACAATAGGAAAAGGCGGGTTGTTAGCCCGCCCGCTCCTTCAAATTTTATGCTGCCGCCGCCACCGCTCCATTTGCGGACAGAGGCACATACCACAAGTAGAAGGTTATTGCGCCCGAATCCACTTGTTTTTCGGCCTGTACGTCGATGATAATGTCGTTGCCATCCGTGATTACTCTTTCTTTCATCGCGTCGGACAAAGCCTCGACTTCGGCATCCGGTGAAGCGTCATGCCAAATATCCCCCGCCTCAAGCGTGGTTGCATCCGTGGACGCTATCAACGCCGTACCGTTTGCGGATACAAGGATGTTGCATCCCGCAGCTGATTCACAGGCCGTCTTGCATACCGCCACCATGCGGACTATGACGTCGCCCGTTACGGTAAACAGGTTCACATCCTCGCCCGTGTTGGTAAACGTGACTTCTTTTATAATCACGTTCGCCACACCCATGCCCGGGTTCGCTTTGATGATCGCCGTTTCCGCTTTCACCGCTGCAATGTCGGCAGATATGGACACGCCAACCGATGCGCCGAGTTCGCCCTGCAAGTACTCCACGCGCTCAATAATAGAGCCGTCAGCATTTGCCACCACCGCAGACGAATCAAAACCGTTGTCTGCATCGTTTACGCCGAGTATATTACCCGTGCCGTCCGTTGAGCCCAAAAGCCCTTGAATGTATTCCAGACGTTCAAGCACAGAACCGTCAGCATTGCCCGCGACATTGGAACTTGAATAGACGTTGTTGTTATCGTCCCTGCCAAGTGCCACAAGGGATTCGTGCAAAACAAGACACAGGTCCTGTCCTACGTTTGCAGAGAAGGCATCTACCGTGAAGGTTCCCGTTGCGGAAACATAGTCCGTGATCTTTCTCGCCTGTGCTTCGGGTGCATCCCCCGCGCTGTCCGCATTGTGAAGCACTTGCAGATAGTACTTGTTATTGAAGAAATCGTCACCGTATCCCGCAAGGGAAGCGATAACAATTTCTGTGGTGCTTGCCGTGCCGCTTGCCGCTTCGCCAAAAGCAAAGCATCCCGGCGCAAGCCCCGCCGCCGCCACCGCACTCTGAATGTATTCCAGACGTTCTATAATAGAACCGTCCGCGTTTGACGTTACGTTAGTGGACGCATACAGATTGTTTGAAGTATCTGCTCCAAGGATATTCCCCGGATTGTCTTGAAATCCTAATGACATATCAATCTCCTTCTCCGCGTGCTCTCCGCGCGGTGGTTACGCTATAACGCTAACGGCCGTTGCGCCGCCATATCTAGGCTTGCAGATAGCAACGCAAGATGAATTATGCGCATCTGCCGCGCTTGACAGGTTGAGCGTCACGAAAGGCTGCCCCGCTGTCAAAGCGTCTACCGGAACCTCGATTATGAGCAATTGGTTGTCGTATGTCGCCTCTGTCAGCGTGAGCGTAGTCGCGCTCGTCGGGGCCGAGTATACGTCTGCGCCTGTTGCCGCCTGATCCGCGCCAGCCGTCCTATAGTAGAAAGTTTCTGACGTGGTTTTTGCTCCGTCCGACGCACCGGATTTTACGGTCAACACCGCATTGCCTGTTACCGTTCCGCTCTGTAAAAGGAACATGATATGCGACACATACGCCGTGTTAATGCTGTCGCCGTCAACACCCGCCTGATTGTCTGCGGGTTTGAATGCGTAAACGATTGAAAATTCGTCCGAAAGAAATTTAGCCATTTATCTAACCTCCAATTTTAATTTGTTGTTGTTAGGACCGGGCCGCAAGGGTTACAAAAGAAGAAACCGTCCTGTTTGACGTTGCTTTATAAGGCGTTATTGCTGCGGCTATGTCCGGCTCGCCGTCTGCCCTGAAAATTACGCGAAACGCCATTTCGTCCTCAAGGAATTTCAAGTGCATGGACGAATCCATCTTTACGCCGCCCTTTGTAGCAAGCAGATAATGGTTCATCGCCGCAAGCACTATGTCGCCTTTGTCGCCAAGCGCGGACGCCTGTTCTATTGGCAGTACCGGGCGGCCTTTCAGCGTTCCCTTAAGCATGTATTCCGTCGCATACGGAGAGAGCATCCCCGCCGTGCCCATTGACAAGGCCATGTTGTCAAGCTGCGGCTCAATCTCCTGATTGATAAGCCATACTGCATTTGCGCGTATTCTCGCGGGCATTCTGTTCCACATGTTGGAAATATTTTCGTGAACAACAGTGTCGGCGGCCTGTCCGCTTTCTTTCGCCTGTTCTACAAGGCACGGCGCCTTGATGATTCCGAGCGGTTTTCCGGAGCCGTCACCTTGGAATATGGCGTCGTCCAGTTTAAACGCAAGTTCGTCGCTGAACGCGCTGCGCAGTTCGTTTTCAAGTGCGGTTGAATCGGAAAGCAGTTCGTCGGTGGCATAATAAACGGCCATCAACTTTTTGAGTTCCAGTTCAATTTTGCGCCACTTGGGTTTAGACGCCGTCACGGTTCCCGCCTCTTCTACCCAGTACCCCTGTACGCCGCCATGCCTGTATCCGTCCGCCCTGCTGGTTTCATCTATGCCGTTGATCTTAATACCGTTGGAGTTCGCGCTGAGCGGTATCTCCCGGCACAGCTTCGGAAGGATGCCTGTGTCGTAGATCATTTTCAAGATTTCGTTTGAATAATCCGTCTGCACCAGGAATCCGCCCTCAGATGGAACCGTTTCATTCGTTCCAGACGCATTAACGACTTTTGACAGGCGTGGGTCCACTGTTCCGCCCTTGACGGACGCTTTCATAATGGCAAGCACCTGTTCGCTAAAAGAGTTGAACGGCCCCTTGTGCGTGTTCGGCTCAGCGGGTAGGGGATGGTTTACCGGTGTACGATCGATAACTTCCTCGCCGCTTTCGTCAAACGTCTTGCCCTCGTCCAGTTCTTTTTGCATGGAAATCTTGTTTTTGAGATTCTTGACATCTTGCCGTGCCTTGTTGATTTCGTCCTCGGTTGCATCTGCTTTTGCGTTTATTGCAGCTGCTTCTTTTTGCTTTGCAGCGAGGTCTGCCTCCAACTGTTTCATAGCTTTGGATTTAAACATTCTTTCAACCTCCATATTTTTGATATTAAAAAAGCCCTTAGAGTTCGCACTCCAGGGCTAACCTTGCGCGGGCTATTCGCCTTGCCGTATCGTCCGGTGGTTCAGGTTTCAATTTTTGCCTCAACTCACAAAACCGCTTTGTCGCGTTCGTCGCCGCGTTCATAACCGATACTCGATTGAATGAAAACGCCGCCACATCATCGGGCATGTCTTTCGCCGCGTATAGCATACCGTCAGCGAATCCCTCTTTGACCGCAGTTCTTGCGGACATGTAGGTTTCATCGTCCATCATGGATGATATTTTGTTTCGCGCCCTGCCGGTTTTAATCTGATACGAATTGATGATCGCCTCTTTGACTTCATCCAGATATACGGCATAATCTTTTAATTCTGCGGCTTTAAAATATCCCATGATGCCTACCATTGGATCATGGATCATCATTAACGCCATAGGCGACATAAGGATCTCGCCGCCCGCCATTGCGATAACAGATGCCGCGCTCATTGCTTTGCCATCGATCTTGACAGTGATTTGGCCTTTGTGTTCCATGAGTGCGTTGTAAATTCCCGCCGCTGCGAATACGTCGCCGCCGTATGAATCGATCCAGACGGTTATATCCTTACCGGCGTACTGTTTGAGTTCTTCTTTGAATGTGTTTGGCGCAGTGGCTTGTATGCCCATCCACTCATAAAACCAAGCATCATCATCCGAAACAATATCGCCGTCAATGCGCAGTTCTATGTTTTCCGGCGTGGTTTCTGTAGCGGCATTTCTTACGAAACTCCAAAATTTCAACTTTACGCACCTCTCCTTTCTTCAATCATTTTATATATGTCATCAACCATTTTTGCATATACATTCTGTACTTGTTCTGTTCCGGCTTTGGTATAATTTACTGGTTGTAAATAAATATCCCCTTCCGGCCCTAATGACGGAAGATTTTCAAGCTTGCGTATGTCGTTTGCCGATAACCACCCCCACATTCGCCCGTTTGCGTAAAGAGCCGCCCGCGCCGCGCTGTCGCCCCTGAGAAGCCCGTCCATTTTGAACTCGAAGAAATACCCCGCCTTGCGTAATTCCTGTGACACAAGCTGTGCATTGTCGCAGCCCTCAAAGCGTTTATAAAACGGCAGCATCGTGTACATGATAAATTCCAGACTTTGGTGTTCTATGTTATTGTTCGTGCTGCGGTCAAGTTTATTAACAAGGTGCTGTGGTACGCGGTATATCCGGCATATATCCTCGATCTGGAAATACTTGCTTTCCAAAAGCTGCGCGTCTATCGGGTTTATTGTCATCTGCTGCCAGTCCATGCCGCCCTCAAGAATCAAAGGAACTCCGGTGTTTTTCAACCCTGTATAGTTCTCTTTAATGTCTTTTTTGAGCCGGGCAAAAGAATCTGCACTCAATTCTGTCGGATGCTTAAATGCTCCGCTTGGATTCGCGGAATTCTTATAAAAGTTAACGCCGAACTGTTCATACGAAAGCCCTAGGCGAATGGCCCCCGCCGCATATGAAATAGGCGACATTCCAATCACGCCATTAAGAGACGGGCCAGGTACATGTAAAACTTGTTCTCGCTGTAATGGTTTTTCGTCCGTTCCGCTGCCAATGATGTAGATTAATTTTTTTGTATTTTCGTCGCGCTTTATTTTTACCATGTTATGCGGATATGGATAGAGGCCAACCATCACGCCGTCTTTATTAACGAGTTTTTCACTCACCGCATTGCCGCCAAGGTTTAAAGAATACGCCTGTGCTTCGTTGCTGTTAAACGCGCTCATTTCGCTATTCGGCGCATTGTGCATAATGTCATGCAGGAGTAAGGCACGTTCGTCAACCTTTTCGGCTTCCGTTACGGGTACGCGTTCTTTGCCGTCTTTTTTATAAAGTATCAACGGAGCACTTGGGAATGTTTCGCCCAATACGCGGCAGCACCCGAATACGGCGGAATACTTTAAGGCAAGTTCCGCGTCAACCGGGCTGTCCGAATTTGGTATGTCATCACCGTTTAAAAAAGCCTTAATGTGTTCGTTTATACTTCCGGTTGCCAGCACTTTTAATCTATTTCTAAAGTTGAGTTTCATTAAATCCCTCCTTACAAAAGTGATCTCATGCCCCTTGTTTCGTAAACCGATAATTTTGGCTTGACCACATACCGCACATGCGCGTTCATTAACGCCGCTGCCGGGTCTATTTTGTCGCTTGATTTTTGCTTATTCAGCATGACATTAAGGTTTTTATCCATGTCGCATATGGCATTACCCATCGCCCAGGAAAGCATCAAATCATCGTGAATAACGTTTTTGTTGTATACTTCATCCCGAAAATCTTTTGTTGGCGCACCCAATGTATACGGGCCCTGGATTATTTCAGCCGCAATGAATCCGCGTTTTTCTGCCTCTTGCATCAACCACGTTGCCAAAGCCCTGTCGAAAGCGAGTTCGCCTTTTTTCCAGTTGTATTGTTCGTATGTGGCTTCTATGTAATCAAGGATATATTCGTAATCCACCACCGCGCCCGGTGTGATGATTAAAAGCCCTCTGTCTTTCCAAAGTTGATAATCTGTCCGTGATTGCTTTTTATACTTTTCAAAGGTTTCTTCCGGCATAAACGATTTTTGCATAACCGCTATGCGCCCATCTTTAAGCCGTATTTCATGCGCCACGCTCGATAGGTCAGAGCGGAAAGAGAGGTCGACGCCCGTGATAACTTCCAAGCCGCTAACGTCCGGAAGCGGGTTGTTTTTGTCTGCCGCGCAAGCCGCCCACTTATCCATCGGCATGTAACCCTGATCGCGCTGATTAATCCATACGTCCATTGTTTTCGTAAGAAAATCGCGCATCTTTTCTGGCCGGTCTTTTGCCGTTTGGAGTTCTGAGCGGATGTTTTCTAAAGCTATCGGATCATCAAAGATTATCGGGTTCGGCTTACGCCAGCATGTTTCATCGTTAATGTCGTCGGTAATATTGCCGTCATCGTCTTTGTCCAGTTCGTAAATACAGACGAAATACCTGTCGTTTTCCGTTGGGTTGTTTGGGTCTAAAATCTTCGCGCAGTATTTATATTCTTCATAGCACGGGCTGTTTAGGTTAACCCCTGCTGTTGTGATGATAATTAAAATTGGCTGCTGTCGTGTTTTCATACCGGACGCGCCTAAGTCGTGGTATTCCGATGTATCGTGTTCGTGGTATTCGTCGATGATAAAACACTGTGGGTTACCACCTGAGCCGCTTTTCCTGTCGTCCTTTGAAAGTCTTGCGAATATTGAACCGCTTTTAGGATGCTGTATCATCCCATCTTTTGTTATAAGCCTGTCTTTAAGTTCATCACATTGTTTGAAGATGATAACCGCTTCGTTGTAAACATACCGGCACTGATCTTTTTTTGTGGCCGCTATATAAACCTCGGAGCACGATTCGCCAAATGCCGCGAGTTCGTAATCGCCCATCATGGCGAGGTCTTGAGACTTGGCGTTCTTCCGTGCCTTTTGGATGTACGCATACCGGAACCGCCTGTGCCCCGTGTCTCTGTGTACCCAACCGTATATGTTACCAAACTCAAACTTTTCGGATATGTGCGGTTCTTTGTATGTTCCGGCAAGTCTGCCCTTCGTGTGTTTGAAAAGGCGCATCCAGTCAAAAAACCGGAGCGCCCCATCTTCCACAAATATATAGGGGAAATCATCTGATCCCTGCCGCGCAATGTCGCGTAAAAATCGCGCGCACGCTTGTTTCAACTTCTTACAGGCAACGACTTCCCCGTTTATACAGTCGTTAGAGTATTGTGTTAATTCCTCCAATAAGGTCATGGTGTATCACACTTCTATACATCCCCGAATTTCTTGTCAAATTCTGATTTAGGTTTTTCTTGTTGTTTCTGTGGTACGTTCTTTACCCTTGATGTTGGATTAAGAAATAACCTGTCCTCAATTTTTAAGAGCATATCCCGGATTCGATTTAAGCCAATCTGTACGCCCGATATGGTTTTGTAAAGCTGTATCCTGTCGGAGGCGGTTCCGCACTCGTCAACATCATCGCCCATTTTTACAAGCAGTTTTTCCATTGCTTCCGATTCGGCGGTTAAGAGGCAGTACCGATTTATGATGTTTTCGTCCAGGCC